TCTCCCCAGTCTCCTCAGAAATAAATTCATATGTCATATTGATATCTGGAACAACTTCATTAATGTATGCTCTGAGGGACTGTGAGTCTACTGCAAACAATTCGTTGTCTACAAAGTTGTTAATTACTCTCTGTTCCGATTCATCATCAACAGAAAGAATCATATTCTTCAATCTCGTTGTTAAATCTCTTGAAGTTAGGTCTTTTACCTTACGATTCTGTTTTTTGATTTCTTCAATTTGGTGCTTTACCTTTCGTTCCTTACTTTCTGTCATTGCCATAAAAGTAATCTTACGATTGGATTTTGGTAAAATGAACTCAAACTCATTTCTATGTAGTTCTACTTGTTTAGAACCATCATATTCGTTATTTTCAAACTGAGTTAAATCAATAACATCCTTTTGTTTCTTATCGGTAAATGGGTCTGTAATTTCAACCTCATAGTCTTTACCATAACCCAAAATTCTGGCAGCAATCATAATTGCGTTTTTATCACCAGTCACCAAATCAACATATTTGATTGGAACACCCTCTCCATTTGATACGATTAGAGATTGAAATAATCGGTCTAATACTGAACCATCTTTGATGTATGATTGTGTTGTAAGGATATCTTCTTCTTTGGCAGTCATATATTTCATTTCGACTTTGCCAGATGATAGTGGATTATCCTTTGGGTAAATCAACCCTTTGGATGGTAACTCTACAACTTCAGTAGGGAATTTGTAATCTGATACTTGCTTTTGTTCGTATTGTTGTTTTGCAATCTTAACCATCTCTTCATTAGAGAGGTTTCCTTTGTAATCATCTTGTAAATCTTGACTCATAACACTCCTTTGTAACTATGTTCTCATATAAATATTAAACCAAAACTTTTTAATACAAAAACCCCAACATTTCTGTTGGGGTTGTCACTTTTCATTTTATATTTCTACAAACCGAAATTAGTATTGTAAGATTGCGTAATCGTAAGTAAGTGTCAAATCTACAGTTGCCAAATCTTCACCTGTCCAATCCATATCTGAGAACTTAGCAGTCTGAATATATGCTCCTTTCAATGTCCACTCTTCTACTTTATCACCAACAGGACCCAAACTGTTGAATGTGATGTCTTTCTTATAGAAATCAGAGTATCCATTACGACCTGTTACTGATTCGTGATGTAATCTAACCCACTCCATAGCTGCTTGAGCTGCTGATGGTACGATTGGGTCATAAAGTGAAATAGTTATATCACTCCATTCACTTCTACCCTTAACATATCTTCTAGCATTGATATGGTCGATAGTTACTTTACCATTACCAATCTCAGGTCTGTTAGCTGCTTTGATTAAGTATGATGGGATTCCCTCAATGTACATAATGAATCTATTCGACATCTTCGGTTCGAAGGATGTGAACATTACTTCAGTTGGGTCTAATAATTGTGCCATTTAATTTCTCCGTTATTATCTTTACTATAAATATCGTTATTTCAAAAAAGATAGTGTTCCCCACCGAAATGGGGAACTAATCTTCATTTACTCTGGAAACGATGCTCCAGTAGGTAACACATTAAAGTCAAGAACAATAAATTCAGCAGTCTTTGCTGGTTGTAAGAAAATCTCACCAACCATAATGTTTCTATCAATTACATCAGGAGTGTTGTTGGTTTCATCCATTACCACTCTGAATGCGTACAACCCTTGTCTCTGTTGGATTGACTCCAAATAAGGATTGACAATTGATAAGAATCTGTTTCTCGTAGCTGCCGTATTGTTTTCGAACACCAAATAACGAGTAGATGATGCGATGAACTTCTTCACTGCAATCAACAACCTTCTAACATTGATTCTATCCAATGCCGATGGTTTAGCCTGTAAGGTTTTCTGACCGAATACAGTAACACCTTGTCCAGGGAATGTAGCGATTGGGTTTACTCTACCTTCGTAAAGTGTATCCCTTTCAGTTCTCGTCAATCTCGTCTCAGCCTCAATAGCGTTGGTTAATCCACCTCTGTTTAATCCAGCGGGAGCGAACCACTCTGCTGCTACTTGGTCGTTAAATGCAATAACGCCAGGAAGTACAACTGATGGTGGAACCCAGGTAGGTTTGTTCTTATCTGTATCTAAAATCTTAACCCAAGGGTGGTAAGATGCTACATAGTTAGAATCAAATGCCTGAATTGTGTTTGTGACTGTTGAGATTGAATCCCCATATGCACCAGCATCCATAATAAAGAAAGTATCCTGTCTATCCTCGCACATATCTTTAGCAAATGTAGTTACTGAAGAATGTAATCTATGGATGAGTCCTGGAATGACCAACATATTGATGTCAAACTCATCAGGATTAGATACTGCGTTAATAGCTTTTCTGAATGCCACAGTTCCTGCTTTGGTGTTTGATGAACAATCATACCCTTGAGTGTTCTCTGCAGTAATACTATTACCAACACTTACAACTCTATTTGGTTCGAATCCATCAAATCCACTTTGGAATGGAATCATAAATTTCTTAGCGGATAATGTTCCTGTCAATGCTACAGCTGCTCCTGCAGTATTGTCGTGACAATCACCTAAGTAGAATGCCGTTCCAGCAGTTGCTGTTGATGAATCAGGAGTTGGTGCTAAGAATACCAAATTATCTGTAGTTGTGAAATCAAAGTCATATCCTAAGAATTTCTTCTCATTGTATGAATCATTGATTGATTGTGATACAACATAAGATGGGTTTGGTACAGTAAATGCATTTCCAAATGGATTTTGTAATGCGGCGAATCCAAATGGTACTAATGCGGGGTCGATTCCACCATTGTTAACTACAGATGCAACCTCAACTCTGATGTTTACTGAGTTGTTAGGATAATCACCATTAGTTGACAACTTACCATTAGCATCAACGGTAATGTACTTATCACCAATCACCCTTGCGATATAGTTTGGAGAATCTGGGTCTAAGTTTACATTTTGGAATGACTCTACTAAATTAGGTCTGATATCAGAATCAGTTACTCCTACGAATGGAGTTCCATTGATTTTGTCTTGGTCAACTCTTCTTACTACAACAGTAAATGAGCCATATTCAGAACCTGCGACAGTTCCGGCAGGTTTAACATCTTGAATACCTACTTTGAACTCATAGTTAGTTGCCGTACCATGTGAAAGTGTATGGAACTTAAATAAGTTTGTAGTATTACCACCAACTTTCTGTGAAGTAATCCAAGGTGTCGCTGCTTCAGTATAAGCCCTTGTGTAATCTATTGTTGAACCAGTATTAATGGTCACTACAACTTGTTCACCAGTAGCAAATGATGCCGATTGGAATGTTTTAAAGTTAGAGTAAACATATCCGAATTGTGAACCTTTGGGGCCGAATCCGAATGTCTTAGTAAAGTAATTATCGTTAGTTGGGTTCATCGATGCGGTATATGATGTACCTGTGGTGACATCAGCATCAACTGAACCAGATATTGTTAATGAGAACAATGATGCTGAAACATCTGATGCTCCGTTGTGGTCTGTGATTACTGATTCATCGAATAAAGCACCAGCTACATCAACTTGTGTAGTTGGGTGAATGAATGCTGCTAACTTTTCACCTTGTGATGATGAAATAATTAATCCGATTGGATTGGTAAGAGTATATCCATTCTGTCCTAATACCCTAACGATTGTTGCAGTTCCAGCATCTTCCAAATACGATTGAGCAGTATATGGTAGGTATGACTCTTCAGTCAAACCGCCGAATACTTGCTGAAACTCTTGGAAAGATTGTACTTGAGTTGGAACAAAAGCAGGCCCCTTAACAGTAGACCCAATTAAAGCTGCTCCAATTTCTCCAATCCCTTGAGGTAGAAATGACAAGTCTTTTTCTCGTGTAAAAACACCAGGACTTACTATTCTTTCTGCCATTTTTTCTCCTATTATTTTGGTTTTATATACTTATAAATACTCAAAAAAAATAGAAACGATTGTATTTATTGGTTAGGGGTAAACACTCCAGTATTCATATCAAACTCACCATCACCATACTTATCTCTGAGTTCTTTAGACAACTTAACTTCCTCATTTCTCAACTCTAAGTATTTTTCCTTCAACTCAGTTTTAAACTTCTCTACTGCAGTTCTTTGAGTTTCAATCATTATTAGTTCGATTTCTACCTCACCCATTTTTGCCGTAACCTCTGAAAACTGATTTCTAAAATTTTGGATTCTTTCGATTTCTTCGTTTTCGAATTTAATACCTTGCGTTTCTGTAATTTTTTCGACTTCTGCCATAACTATTTAAAATTTAGATTAATGTTTTGTGTATATAAATATGATAATGTTTTTATAAACATTAAGTATCAAGACCTGTTTTCCAAACTATTTTTGATGTACCAAATGACTTCTGATGATTGATTGTTCTTTTACCCCTATCTTCGGGTACGATATATGCTTTTGCTGTAAGAGTTACATTACTTCTTACTAACCTTTCTTCACCAACACCATTTGTTGTTTCGAATGAGTATGATTCTCCTTTGATTTGGAATTTGTATCTTTGTCCAAATGCTCTACCTTGAAAGTATACCACTTGCTCTACGATTTTGTTTAGGTCTTCCATAAAGTCGCACCAAATGATAACATCGTACTGAACATTTACATAATCAGGTGTATCAACAATGTGGTACTCACTAAAATCTCTCGTATCTATCAATTGTGAAAATGCGTCATATTTGTTTTTGGGTGTAAACTTCCTAACAAATGTTCTTGAGGTATCTTCATCAGTAAGTACCTTTAGTTTTGCATGGTCTGTGTTTACATCCAATGAGTTTCTTTTGAATGAGATTAGAGGTGTTAGTACCTTACCATTCTCATCTCTTAGATACCCATCCTTTTGTGCAGATACCCAATTCTCTGGCGATGCATACAATACAGGAACAGGAATGAACTTACCACTTTCTTCGATTGTGGGTCTGACATCTTTTTCTAAAAAGTCTTTGAATGCTAAGTCAATGTCATAGATACCAACTGATATATTCTTTACATCATCGTTTCTTCGTGATATCTGCTTTGCTTTATTTAATTTAGCATCATCTGAGAAAGAACCTTCCGTTCTACCCAAATCAACTTTATCATCTCTGTTTATTCTATATCTTTGTGCCATTATACACCTGTTGGTAAGTCGTTATTTGTTACATCATTTCCAAAACGGAAATTGTCTTCTAATTTTAGTTGGGTCTTTCTCGTTACATGAGTTTCACATATAATTGATAGATTGTAACCCTGAGTATCACCACCATCCCAAGTATCAGGATTCTTTCCTGCGAAAAACTGATTGGTGAATGTATTGTCTACAATATGTTGTTCATCATTCCAAAGTATCACATCACCAACTTCAGGATACACATTCTTATCAACCAAAGTATCTCTAAGAAAGTAGAAGTTCACATTTCTCGTATATGATGAACCAAACTCATCGAATATCTGTTCAGCATTAGTTCTATCCACCATAGTAGGGATTTTAACAGGATTGTAATACACCTTATCTTTACCCTCACCATATAGATTCCGTTTGGTATCATCTATAATGATTTTGTAATAATAGATTTCAGTATCAATGATATCCGTTATGAGTTCTTTGTTTATCTTTCTGAATAAACTTGCATCTCTTTGTCCACCGAATAATGCCATCTCTTAACCTATGTATATAGCTCTTGGAACTCTGTTGAGTGTCTGTTCCATAAATTCAGACTCATCTTTTTGTGCCTCCAACAATGCTTTTCTTGATGTTGCCTCTAAGTTCTCTCTCAACTCTGAAATCAATACTTCTTTTTCTGTAGCTGCCTCACTTC